GCCTAAACGGATCCATTCCATCACTGCTTGTGCTCCTGATGGTGTGATTGATTCGAATAAAGTCAAATCAATTGTGTTCCATTTTGTTTTACCTTTTACGAATCGTTGAACGTTGATATGGTTAAGTTCAACAGCGGTTTGGTCTAATGATATTGCAGTTACTCCTTTTACTAGGTAAGCAGGAATACCATCTATGTACATTACGAATCTATTCGATTGCTTCGGCTCAAAAGCCGTATAGAAGATCTCATTTGAGTTTAAAATTGGCATGTTTTATAGTTTTATTCGTTAATAAATATCCACTCTCTCTGCTTTTTACCCAGGGAAAGATGCTCCTGTTGGCTGTAATATAAAGTCAAGTGAAATAAATTCTGCTGTTCTAGTTGGTTGTATGTAAATTTGACCTACTAATTGGTTTCTGTCAATAACATCAGGTGTGTTTAGTGACTCGTCCATGATTACTTTAAACGCGTATAAACCTTGTTTTTGTTGAATTGTTTCCAAATACGGGCTTACTCTGTTTATGAATGACAATCTAGTTACTGTTGTGTTTGGTTCAAATACAATTGTGTTTGCTACTTGTCCAATGAACGATTTTAATTCAATCAACAAACGTCTAACGTTTACACGATCCAATGCCGAAGCATCTTTTTGTAGTGTTTTTTGTCCAAATGCAACTACACCTTGTTGTGGCATTGTAGCTAATGGGTTGATGTTGTTTAAGTATAGCTCGTCTTTTTGTGCTTGAGATAGTTTGTATTTTGCACGTAACACTGTGTTCAATCCACCTCTGTTCATACCTGCTGGTGCAAACCACGGTGCAGCGATTCTATCGTTGTTCATGTATACACCTGGGATAAGTGTAGATGCTGGTACCCATACAATTTTACCTGTTGCTGGATCTGATATACTCACCCATGGCCAATATGTTGCAGCATATGAATTGTCTAATGATTGTGCTTCTGTGATTGTTTCAGATATTGTTGAATCGTAGTCAGATAAATCTAACACGTAAATGCTATCGCCACGCCCTTGTGTGTTTGTGATGATTGTAGATACAACAGAAGAATGAGATTCTTTTGTTAATCCAGGTGTAGTGATTATGTTGAATTTGAATTCTTCTGCGTTTGCCAATAAACTAACCATGTTATCGTAGTTAGCAGCAACTAAACCTTGTGTTTGTGTTGTAATGCTATCGTAGAAATTAGCGCCACCTTTAATTGTACCGGTAGCACCGCTGAATTTTCCTAATTGTGCCGCTGGTAACGATCCTGTGTATGCTGGGTTTGCTACTCCATTTGCATCTAGGTAGTTTGGCATTAGCACGTTTACAGCAGATACTCTAATGTATTTTGATGCGTTTGGATATTCTCCCTCAATTACCATTTGGTTATTTGTAGCATCGTATGTTTTTGTTTGGTTACCGATTACTCTAGAAATGAAATTGCTTGATTTCGGGTCCAAACTAACGTTGTTGAATGATTCAAGTACAATTGGTTTTGCTGTAGTGTCGTCTCCTCTACGTACTAATACGTTGAATGTACCTTTAGATGCGTTTGGTGATTGAATCTCGAAACGAATATTGTCTGGTGTACCGTTTGTTAATGAACCACTTGCTCCAAGTGTAGCGTTGTTCATGATTGTACCCTCACTCAATGTTTTTAATTCGAATACGTTCACACCAGAATAAGATGATGTTGTATACCCATTAGTATCGATAGCAGATGATGCTGTTGCTAATGTTGATGACGTTGCAGGTGTGTATGAACCAGATACTACTCTAGCAACTAATAATGACTCACCACCGTAGTTGAAGTAATTATATGCTGCAATTGAAGTTAAGTATGAATAAGTGTCGCTACCGCTAGTGAATGCATCACCAAATACAGTTTTGTATTCTGAATACGATGTAACTACTGTTGGTACCTCAACTGGTCCTTTTACTGTAGGGCCAATGATAGCGGCACCCACATTGATTGGTTGCCCGGTTAGATAGGTATTGTCTATCTCGTTTAGTTTAACGCCAGGAGATGGTGTGAAGTTTGCCATTTTTTAA